CCTCGCTGCCTTGATCGCGGATTTCATGCCGATCGCAATCGGCGCAGCCCGCGCTGTCGTCCTGACGCCGGGCAACGTCAATCATCGCAAGTATCCAGCCCCAGACTGGACGATGGCTTGGTTTACGCCAGCGGGAGTCGGGAGGGGTCCTTGGGGTTTCTGCTGCTGGCAGCCGATCCTGTGCTACGGCAAGGACCCCAAACTGGCGAAGGGCAAAGGGTCCTACCCCGACGCGATCGTCCACACCGAAGCCTCTGAAGCCTTGGGTCATCCCTGTGCCAAGCCGGTCAGGTTCTGGTCGTGGCTGATGGAGCGCATCAGCGAACCGGGCTCGGTTGTGCTCGACGTTTTTGGAGGCAGCGGAACGACGGTAATCGCCGCCGAGAAGACCGGGAGGCTCGCGCGGGTGATCGAGATCAGCCCGGTTTACGTCGATATCATCGTGTCGCGCTGGCAGGCGTTCACGGGGCGCGAGGCCACGCTTGAGGCGAGCGGGCAGACTTATGCCGAGGTCGCTGCGCAGCGCGTGAAGGAGGCGGCGTGATGGGGAAACGCGGATTCCCTGCCTGGCAACCGACCGATCTCGAACTTGGCCGGATCCGCGGCTACGCGGGCTGCGGCCTGACCTTCGCGCAGATCGCGGTCCTGATCGGCAAGAACGAGCGCACGCTTGAAAACAACGCCGATTGCATGAAGGCCGCGCAGGATGGCCGCGTCGAGGTGCTCGCCAAGATCGCGCACAACGTCACCACCAAGGCAATGGCGGGAGATCTGGGCGCCTGCTATTTCTACCTCAAGACGCAGGGCCGCTGGCGCGAGACCGACCGGCACGAGCATACCGGTCCCGATGGCGGCGCGATCCAGCTTGAACAGGCCGAGGCCAGTGCCGATGCTTTCACCCGCCGACTGCTTTCGTATGCTGCCGCCCGAACTCCAGCAGGCGGAACTGGCGAAACTGAACACTGAGGCGCGCGCGGTCATAGACTACCGCTGGGCGACGTTCTGGCGGCGCGAGAACCAGGCGCCCCCCGAGGGCGACTGGCTGACCTGGCTGATCCTCGCGGGCCGCGGGTTCGGCAAGACGCGCACCGGCGCCGAATGGGTGCGCGAGATGGTCTGCGGCGATAGCCCGCTTGCCGCAGGATGTGCCTCGCGGATCGCGCTGGTCGCCGAAACCAGCGCCGACGCGCGCGACGTGATGGTCGAGGGCGAGAGCGGCATCCTCGGCGTGCATCCGCCCGCGTTCCGCCCGCTTTACGAGCCGTCGAAACGCCGCCTGACATGGCCCAACGGTGCGACCGCGACGCTGTACAACGCCACCGAGCCCGACCAGCTGCGCGGGCCACAGCACAGCCACGCGTGGGCAGATGAGATGTGTAAATGGCAATACGCACGCGAATCCTGGGACCAGCTGCAGTTCGGCCTGCGGCTCGGAATGCACCCGCGCGTCTGCGTCACCACCACCCCGCGCCCGTTGCCGCTGATCCGTGAAATCATGGCGGATCCCAAGACTGTCACCACGCGCGGGCGCACGATCGACAACGCCGACAACCTCGCACCGACCTTCGTTGCGCAGATCCGCGCCAGGTACGAGGGCACGCGGCTGGGCCGCCAGGAACTCGACGGCGAGATCCTCGACGATGTGCCCGGCGCGCTGTGGACGCGCGCGATGCTTGATACCGCCTCGGTGAGCGAACCGCCCGAGATGGCGCGGATCGTGGTCGCGGTCGATCCTTCGGGAACCGGCGGCGCGGGCGACGATGGCGACGAGATCGGGATCGTGGTCGCGGGGCGCGGGGTCGACGGGCGCGGCTATGTGCTCGAGGATCTGTCGTGCAAGCTGTCGCCCGATGCGTGGGCGCGGCGCGCGATCGAGGGATACTGGCGGTGGAAGGCCGACCGGCTGGTGGCCGAGCGCAATTTCGGCGGGGCGATGGTCGAGTCCGTGATCCGCACCGCCGATCGCAGCGTGGCCTACAAGGAGGTGACCGCGAGCCGCGGCAAGAGCGCGCGCGCCGAGCCGGTGGCGGCGTTGTACGAACAGGGGAGAATTTCTCATGTGCGCGGGCTCACCGAACTCGAAGACCAGTTGGTGCTGCTCACCCAATCCGGTTACATGGGCGAGGGTTCGCCCGACCGGGTCGATGCGCTGGTGTGGGCGTTGTCCGAGGTGATGCTCGCGCACCAGGCGCCGGTGCGTGCCAATGACGACGCCGCGCTGGCAATCCCGTCGAGCAAGACCGCGTTTCGCTAGGCTTTACATTAAAAATCCCCGATTCACGGTGGCGCACGATGGACCAGGCGCATGCGAAACTCCACGAACGGGTGATCCAGCAGGTCGATGCGGTGATCGCGGTGCAGCAGCCGGTGCGCGCGCTGGCGCTGGCGGCGCGGCGGTTCGTCGCGATCCCGGGCGCGCAATGGGAAGACCAGTGGGGGACGCAGTTCGAGCATTCGATCAAGGTCGAGATCAACAAGACCGCGCGCGGCCACCGCAAGATCATCCTCGACTATCTGGCGAACCGGATCGTGCCCGCGTTCCGCAACGTCGGCGCCGATGCCGACGAGGAGACCGCCGAGCTGGTCGGCAAGCTGCACCGCGCCGACAGCTACGAGTACAAGGCGCAACAGGCGCGCGACAACGCGTTCAAGGAGGCGAGCGCGGGCGGATTCGGCGCGTACCGGCTCAAGACCGAGTGGGATGACCCGCTCGACAAGGACAGCGACGACCAGCGGATCAACCCCGCGCTGCTGATCGCCGATGCCGACATGCGGGTGTTCTTCGACCCGAACAGCAACTTGTACGACAAGGCCGACGCGCAATGGTGCGCGGTGCTGACCGCGCTGACCCCCGCGGCGTTCGAGAGGGACTATCCCGACGCAAGCCACGTCTCGTTTCCCGAGGGCGTGTGGAAGCCGCATTACGAATGGTTCCGCCCCGAGCAGGTGATCCTCGCCGAATACTACGAGAAGGAAGACGTCGACGAGATGCTGTGGGTGTTCACCCATCGCATCACCAAGGACGTGCAGCGGTGGTGGGCGAGCGAGCTCGAGGACGGCGAGAAATCGGCGCTCGAGGCGCAGGGCTACAAGGCGAAAGGCCAGCACCGCAAGCGCGCGCGGGTGCACAAGTGGACGATGACCGGCGCGGAGATCCTGTCCGACGATGGCACCTTGTGCGGCTCGGAAATCCCGGTGGTGCCGGTCTACGGCAACCGCGACTACATCGACGGGGTCGAGCGCTTCACCGGCCATGTGCAGATGGCGATGGACCCGGCGCGGGTCTACAACGCGCAAGTGTCCAAGCTGGTCGAGACCGCGGCGCTGACCCCGCGCGAGGTGCCAATTTTCGACCCCGAGCAGATCACCCCCAAGATCGCCGAGCTGTGGGCCGAGCAGAACGTGATGCGCCATCCTTATGCGCTGGCGAAGTCGCTGCGCGGCGAGGACGGCTCGATCGCGCACTTTGGCCCGGTGGGCACGGTCTCGCCGCCGCAGGTGCCGCAGGTGACCGCCGCGCTGCTGCAACTGACCGCGGGCGACATCGCCGAACTGACCAACGCCGATGACGGCGCCGACGAGGTCAAGGCGAACACCAGCGCGGTGGCGATGGACATCGCGGCGACGCGGATCGATTCCAAATCGGGAATCTACATCGACGCCATGCGCCAGTCGGTGCAGCGCGAGGGCGAGATCTACATGGCGATGGCGGCCGAGGTCTACACCCGCGCGGGGCGCGTGGTCGAGATCATGGACGACGACGCCAACGCCGACACCGCGACGCTGGGCGAGCCGCACACCGACCCGGTGACCGGCGCGTACACCATCCGCAACGACCTGACGCGCGGCAAGTACAAGGTGATCGCCGACGTCACCGAGTCGACCTCGACGCTGCGCGACAAGACCGTGCGGCGGATGACCGAGGTCGCCAGCGCGGCGGGACAGGTGGGCGACAACGAGCTGGCGGTGGCGTGCATCACCACCGCGATCGCCAACATGGACGGCGAGGGGATCGACGACCTCAAGGACTGGAACCGGCGCCGGATGCTGCAACTCGGCCTGGCCGAGCCGACGGCGGATGAAAAGCAGAAGATGGCGGTGATGGCGCAGGCGCAGCAGCAGCAGCAGCCCGACCCGCAGGCGCAGGCCTTGCAGGCGCAGGCGGCGGATTTCATGGCTGACGCGGCATTGAAGCAGGCCAAGGCGCAGGCCGAGCAGGCCGATGCCTTGCTCAAGGTCGCGCAGGCGCACGCGCTCGGCGGTCCCGACCAGGTGCCGGTGACGCCGACCGGGCTGGCCGAGGCGCCGACGCCATTGGATGCCGCCGAGAAGGTCGCGAACATCCAGCACGTCGCGGCGCAGACCGCGGCGCTGCAGGCCGGAACCGCGATCGACGCGCACAAGGCGGTGACCGACCGGGCGAAGGTGCGGGTGCAGGGCTACCAGCTGTCGCAGCGCGCGGCGCAGGCGCAGGCGCACGCGCAGGCGCAGCAGCCGGCGCTGTAGGGTTCGGAGCGCGGATTTCGGGGCCGGCGTCCCGTGAACGCCGAGAAAGGACGTGAGACATGGCGAGCAGACCCGAGGAAACGCCCGAAGAGGTGCCCGACGCGCTGAACGAGGAGCCGGTCGCGGCGCCGGAGGAGGAATCCACGCCCGAAGGCGAGGAGCCGGTCGCGGCGCCTGCGGACGGCGCCGACGCCGGGACCGATGATGGCCCTGCGTTCGGGTTCGAGGGCGAAATCACCGAGGATCGGCCCGACGACAGCCGGGTGATCCGCGAGATGCGCGCGCGGATGCGAGACAAGGACCGCGAGAACCACGAACTGCGCCAGCAGCTCGGCGGGGTGAAGCCGGCGGACGAGATCGGGCCGAAGCCGAGCCTCGAATCGTGCGGCTACGACGAGGAGCAGCACGAGCGCGAACTGCTCGACTGGGGCGCGCGGCGCTCGGCGGTCGAGGCGAAGGCGCAGGCCGAGGCCGAGACGCAGCGCAAGAGCCAGGAGGCGTGGGCAAGCCGCGTCGCGGCGTTCGACGAGAAGGCGCGGGCGGTGATGCCCAACTATGCCGAGCAGGCGCAGGCGCTGGTCGAGCGGTTCGGCGACGATGCCAACGGCGCGGCGGCGCGTGCGGCGATCGTGTTTGCCGACGACCCGCGGCTGATCGCGGCGCTCAACAACAGTCCGGCGAAACTCGAGGAATTGCTGGCGCTGAAGGACCAACCGCTCGCGCTCGCGGTGCGGATCGGCGAACTCAAGGGAAAGATTGCCACGATGCCCAAGCGCAGCACGCCCGGCCCCGAGACCATCGCGCGCGGCGGCGCGCCCTCGCCCGGCGGGATCGATGCGCGGCTCGAGAAGCTCGAGAAGGAGGCCGACCGCACCGGCGATCGCAGCGCGGTGATTGCCTACAAGCGCGAGAAACGCGAGGCGGCGGCCAATGCGGGCAACGGCGCGGGCAACGGTCGGGCTTGAAATTAAAAATCGCGGGGTAATCATGCTCCGCAACGCCAACCCCAGCGACCTCCGGCTGTGACGGGAGAGACCAGGCGGATGCGAGCCTCCCTGTCATCCCTGCGATGGCGCGGCTCGCCGGTCTCATTTTCGTCATCCGAAAGTCGCAAATCATGGCAAATTCATTCAGCAAAGAGGAAATCGTCGCCTTCGACCAGGTGTTCGAGGCGTTCGAGGATGCGCTTGTCGTCTCCAACCTGTTCAGCAAGTACAAGATCGACGGGGTCACCGCCGAGCGCGCGATGAACACCATCTGGCGGCCGATGCCGTACATCGCGCTGTCGTTCACCGGGCTCGACCAGACCAGCAACTTCGCGCGCAACTACACGCAGTTGGCGGTGCCGACGACGATCGGCTATTCGCACGCGGTGCCGCTGACGCTGTCGGCGACCGAACTGCGCGACCTGTTGCAGGAGCAGCGGCTCGGCGCGGCGGCGCTGGGGCGGCTCGCCTCGGACATCAACGTCGACTGCTCGAACCTTGCCGCGCTGACAGGAACGGTGTTCGTCAAGCGCAGCGCGGCGGCGGTCGGGTTCGACGACCTCGCGGCGGCAGACAGCGAATTCAACCGGCTCGGGATCCCGATGGACAACCGCAAGGCGGTGCTGTCGTCGAGCGACTACAACGCGATGGCCTCGAACCTCGCGGTGGCATCGCGCTCGTTCGGCAACCCGATCTCGGACAACGCGCTCAGGAACGCCAAGGTCGGCACGCTCGCCAACTTCGACACCTATAAGCTCGATTATGCCTATCGGCTGACTGCTGCGGCGGGCTCGGGCATCACCCTGAACGCCTCGAACCAGTATTACACGCCCAAGGCGATCTCGACCGCGGTGACCGGCGAGATCAGCACCGTCGACAACCGCTACCAGACGGTAGTGGTGACCTCGACCACCGGCGTGAAGGCGGGCGATGCGTTCACCATCGCCGGGGTCAACTCGGTGCACCACATCACCAAGGCCGACACCGGGTTTTTGAAGAGCTTCCGGGTGTCCTCGATCGTCGACGCCACGCACATGGTGATCAGCCCCCCGATCATCTCGGGCGGCGGCGGCAGCGACGCCGAGAACCAGTACAAGAACGTGGCAAGCACGCCCGCCTCGACCGCGGCGATCACCTTTCTCAACACCGTCTCGGCGCCGGTCAACCCGTTCTGGCAGGACGATGCGTTCGAGATCGTGCCCGCG